ACGCCACGGTGCCGGGCTTGGGGGGGAACGTGTTCATGCTGCCTCGCTGCTCGAGCTGGCCGCCGGCGCCGGAGCGTCGGCCTTCTTCACCGGGCGGCGGCGTCGGGTGGGCTTGGGAGCGGACGCAGCGACCACCGCCGCCTCCGCCGCCTGCGCGGCCAGCGCGTCGACGTAAGGCTGGAAGCGCTGCACCGTGTCCAGGCCGGCGTTCTTCGAGAGCCCGCCGCGGATCTTCCAGATCGTGCCCAGAGGCACGCCGGAGAGCTGCGCGAGCTTCTCCAGCTGGGGGTTGCGCAGCAGCAGGAGCGCTTGGCGCACCTGCGCGGTGGTGGGGAGTGGTGGGATCAGCATGCCGCGAGGTTAGCACTAACGGAGAGAAGTCCGCAAGTCGGGCCCTGGCGCTCGCTCGGGTTTGCATGCGCGGGTGCGTTTAGGCAGTTCTCCACAGGGCATGACGCCCGTCAAACTGCATAGTTATGCACAGATCGCGAGCGCGTCGCCACCAAATACCTGTTGACTTCGCATTTGCATACCGGCAAAGTGCAGTCATCCCGCAACAGCGGGGCAACCCAGGAGAACGAAGATGGCCACCACGAACCGCAAGAGCCCGAGCGAACAGCGCCGCGACGAAATGCTCGAGGTCCTCGCGACGAAGCACCTGCTCCTTACGACCCTCGAAACGCGCAACAGCGACTCGCTGGACTTCAGCGAACAGGCGGTCTGGAGCATCAAGGCTGCGCTCCAGGAAGCCTACGAGCTCGGCGCACAAGCCGCCCTGGCCGCCGCCGCCGGCCGCCGCTGACCACACCCGCGAGCCCGGCGAGCCCGGGCTTGGGAGTGTGGCCGCCGGCCACCGCACCAGGAGAACCTCGATGAACCACCCCCAGACCTTCGCGCAGCGCCACCCCTTCTACATGACGGCGGAGACGACCCAGCGCACCATCGAACTCGGGCGCGCGCTGCGTGCCCAGATCCAGCGCCGCCGCAACAGCGTGACCATCAACATCCAGGTCGACAGCGCCGCGCTCGACACCGCCGTCGGCAACCTGCTGCAGAGCACGAAGCGGAGCGCAGTATGAGCCTCACCAGCATTCAACTCTGCACGATCGACCCGGTCGAGCGCGCCGCCGGGAAGTTTCAGGTGACGGTGCACTCCGACGACGGCCGCCAGCTGGCCATTTTCGACTGCAGCAGCGAGATGGACGCCCTGCACCTGCGCACGGCCATCCGAGAGCACGCCGACCAGCTGCGCCGCGTTGCCGACTACCGCGAGCGCAAGACCTCGGCCGCAACAGCCGGACAGGTGCCGGTTGGCTACGTCTGCGAGCGAGCCGCGCTGGTTCGGCTGCGCGACGACGTCGACAACCTGCCACTCCACGCCCACAAGCGGGCCCTGGTTCGGGATTGGATCTCGGTGGCCCTTGCCAAGATCGACGCGGACGCGGAAGCGGCCACCGGGAGCGCAGCATGAGCGGCGCCCGCGCATTGAAGGCCCCCTGGCGGGCCTTCCGCGCCGCCTCGAGCTGGCGCGTTTACGACAGCGATGGCAACGCGGTGGCGAAGATGCCAGCGAGCGAGGGGCCGGCAAGTCAGCGCCTCGCCTACGCCGCCAGGCTGATCGCCAAAGCCCCGGAGCTCGAGCTGATGCTGGCGGAGTGCGCCGCCATGATTGGAGTGGCCGCGGACGCGATCGATCAGATGGAACGCGCGCCTGGACTGAACCCGAACGCCGGCAAGCTGATGCACGCAAAGGCGCGAGAGTGCGTCGAGCTGCTGCACGCGATCGCCGCCGCCCAGACCGAACAGAAGGTGCAGCTGCCATGAGCGCCCAACTTTCCCCGGTCTGCATCAACATTCTGATGGCGCTCGGGCTGAAGACAGATCCATCAGAGAGCGGCGACCTCGCGGTGTTCGACCCCGATGGCGACCGCTGGTTCTACGTCACGCCGGGCATCAACGAGCGCGATCTGCAGAGCATGCTGCGAATATTCTCGGATCGATTCGAGGCCGGATACGACGAAGGTCGAGCGTGCGCCTTCGAAGATCTGCGCCGGCTGATCGGAGCCGCGGACGGCGACGGGAGCGCAGGATGAACAGCCTCCAGCTCCACCTCGCCCGCGAGGCCGCCCTCCACGCCGCCTGGGAAGCATTCCTGGCGGACGTCCCGATGACCTGGATCACCGCGTGAGGATCACCATGCCGAAAACCACCGCCACCACCCGCGGCCTGATGAGCGCCGCCGACTTCCTGCCGCTCCAGCGCCGCTCGAGCATCATCCCGACCCGCCGCCGGTGGTACAGCCGGGTGTGGCGCGACCTCTACGCGCGGTACCTGCGCTGGTGCGAGCGCTGCGTGGTCGAGGAACGAGAGAGCTACGAGGACTCCGGGATCAACATGGGCCCGGAGTACATCCGCAACAGCTACCGCCAGGAGGAACTCCTGCGCGTGCGCATCGCCGACCTGGAGAACAGCTGATGAAGATGAAAGCGCCCACCACGCGCGACCGGCAGAGCTTCCTGGGGAGCACGGACGCGCCAGCGGTCCTCGGCGTCTCCGCCTGGACCACGCCGGTCGAGCTCTGGCACCTGAAGACAGGCCGCGTGAAGCCCGAGCCCAACCTCGAGCGTGAGCGCCGCTTCGCCCGCGGCAAGAAACTCGAGCCGTTCATCTGCGACATGGTCGTCGACAAGCTGCGCGACCTCGGCCACGAGGTCGAGGTCCTGGCGCGCAACGAGCGCTACACGGACCCAGAGCACGCCTTTCTGAGCTGCGAGATCGACCAGGAGCTGCTGATCGACGGCGAGCACGTGAACGTCGACGCGAAGTCGGTCGGCGGCCAGGCTCGCACGAAGTGGGGCGTCGAGGGCACGGAAGACATCCCGATCGACTACATGGCGCAGTTCATGGATGGCCTGATGATCACCGGCCGCCAGCGCTGCCTCGCCGCCGCGCTGCGCAGCTTCGACGACGTCGAGATCTTCTGGTGCACTCGCGACGAGCCGACCATCACGGGCATGCGCGAGAAGATGGTCAGCTTCTGGCGCGACCACGTGGAGCGCGACATCCCGCCGGACCCGATCAAGTTCGCGGACGTCCGCGCGCTGTTCCCCGAGCCGAAGCCGGTGCGCGTCGAGGCCACCCAGGAGATCCAGGAGTTTGTCCAGGAGCTCGCCCAGATCGCCGACCGGAAGAAAGCGCTCGAGAACCGCGAGGACTGGCTGAAGTTTCAGCTGGCCAAGTTCATGGGCGAGGCGGAGACGCTCAGCGCCGGGCCGCGCGATCTGCTGACCTGGGGCATCGAGGAACGGGGGCAGTTCGACCTGGAGGGCTTCAGGCGCAAGCACGCCGATTGGGCCGCCCTGTTCATGAAGACCAACCGCGTGCGCATCCTGCGCAAGGCCAAGAATCGCGCCGCTCGGGCGCGTTGATCACCACCACCACGAGGAACCACGATGAGCAAAGACCAGCTGCGCGCCGCCGCCACCGGCCAGGCGCCGCAACCCCCGAAGACCATCTTCTCCTACCTGGACGACCCGCGCGTCAAGGCAGGGATCGCGGCGGTCGCCGGGAAATACCTGACGCCCGAGCGCATGCTCCGGCTGTGCGTGATGGCGGTGAAGAAGACCCCGAAGCTGGCGCAGTGCGACCCCCAGACGGTGCTCGGCGCGATGATGACCAGCGCCGCCCTCGGCCTCGAGCCGAACACCGTGCAGCAGCAGGCGTTTCTGATCCCCTACAACACCCGCCGCAAGGTGGGCAACGAGTGGGTCGACCACCTCGAGTGCCAGTTTCAGATCGGCTACCGGGGCTTCCTGACGCTGATGCACCGGTCGCCGCTGATCGGCTCGTGCCAGGCTGAGGCCATCCACGAAGCTGACCGGTTCGAGCATGAGCTTGGGTCGAAGACCTTCCTGACCTACAGCAAGAAGCTGGCGGAGCGCGGGCCGCTCATCGGCGCCTTCAGCTGGGTCCAGTATGCCGACGGCGGCGAGAGCGCCTGCGTCCTGCCGGTCCAGGAGATCCACAAGATCCGCGAGCGCAGCGAGACGTACCGGTCGCTGCGCGGCAAGGTCGACGCTGCGGAGGACGGCTCCAGCGACTGGAAAAAGGCGATGGCGAAGCTGATGGACACGCCCTGGGTCATGTGGGAAGACGACATGGCGGTCAAGTCCGCGATCAAGAAGCACGCGAAGCTGCTGCCGGTGGCGGTCAACGATGCGCTCGCCGCGGCGGCCGGGATCGACGATCGCTCCGACGGCGGTGGCCTGGACCTGCGCTCGATGGTCGACGTCGAGACGGTGCGCGCGGTGGTCGCCGACGGCTCCGAGCCGCCCGCGCTCGAGGACCACACCGATGAGCAGCAGCAGAGCCGCGAGGGCTTCGGCACCACGCAGCAGCGCCGCGAGCCGGCGCCGGCGGAGCCCGCCCAGACTCCGGCGGCCACGCCGGCGGCCGCGAAGCGCACCACGCGCGCCGCGGCACCTGCGGCCAGCCCGAGCCAGGCGCCGGCCGCCGGCGGCGCGCCAGCGCCCACCTACGCGCAGCTCGCCGACGACCTGCAGAAGTGCCGCGATCGGGATGCCGGCCTCGAGGTCCTCGACCTCGCGCGCGGCCTGCCCGAGGACCAGATGCGCGACCTGCGCGCCGTCTTCTCCAGGAAGTTCCCGGAGTAGTTCACAGGGGGGCGAGCACAAGCGTGCTGATCGGGAAAGTGAACGTCCAACCGTTCTCCTGGTGCCCGAGATAGTCCGAGTTGCGACCGGCGCCCCCCACCTTAACCACCACCGCCAGGAGCCACCATGCCTCTCAGCGAGCAGTGCAAAGAGCGGGGCCGACTGCTCAAGGTTCGATATCACATGCTGCAGCGCTGCTTGAACCCGAAGCATCCGAACTACGCTGACTACGGCGGACGTGGAATTGCGGTGTGCCAGGAGTGGCGCGAAAGCCCCGCCGCGTTCATTGCTCACATGAGCCCGCGCCCGAAGGGCATGACGCTCGAGCGCATCGACAACAGGCGCGGCTACGAGCCAGGGAACGTGCGATGGGCGACTCGAGCAGAGCAAGTGCGCAACCGACGAAACAACATCATCGTCCAGCTAGGAGACGAGACGATGGTCCTCAAGGATGCATGCGCCAGATTGGGCATGTCCTATGACGCGATCTGGCGGCGCCTCAAGCGTGGCGCCAGCTTGCAGACAGTGTTCTCAACCCCGGTGCAGAAGCGCAAGCCGCGCAGCACCACCACGCGAAAGGTCAGCGATGTTTGAACTCTTGAATCCCACGAAGGCGAAGCTGCTGGATGTGGTCGTGCTCAGTCAGAAAAACAGGGCTCCAGACGAGAACCCGGGCGCCAAACTGAACTTCGAGATCCAGCTGAGCGCCGACATCCTCGCCCACTTCGATGGCCACCTGAAGGGCTTCCTGTTCACGAAGAACAGCGGCAGCGAGGGGGCCAAGCAAGCCGCGCTCGATGGCATCCCGGAAGCCTCCGACATGCCGAACCTGACGGGCATCGGCATGAAGATTGGCAAGTTCCCCTGGAACCAGGAGCTCACCGGCTACGAGCTGGTGATCGACCACGGGATGGGCGGAAAGAAGTCCGACCTCGTGATCGACGACGGTCTGCTGTCGAACTGGCGCTTCACCCCGAAAGAGGGTGGCACCGTGATCGCCCGCATGAGCTTCGAGTCGGCGAATGTGACCGAGGCACAGTTCGGCCGGCTGGCGAAGATGAAGTCGCGCGACATCGAGATCACCTTCCACCCGCCCGAGGAAGTGCAGCAGCAGATCCCGAGCGGCGCCCAGACGCCGGCGGACGGTTGGCCTTTCCCGAAGGGCCCGAAGGGAGCGACCCAGGCGCCGCCGCAGTCGACCACCACGGAGAACGTGAAGGGCAAGCCGCCGGCGGCCAAGAAAGCCGCCAGCAAGCCCGCAGCGAAGACACCCGCGGCCAAGGTCGACAAGGCCAGCGCGAAGGCCAGCGCCGCCACGGAAGCCTTCGTCGCCGGCGGCGCGAAGCCGCACTGAGCATGAGCAGCCTGCCGAACAGGCACTTCCGGCAGGGTGCCGGGGTGCCCGGGCTGCGCCTGAACCGGCGCCGCGGCTACCTCGTGGTCGACGTCTCGGCCACGGTCGACCGGCGCAAGGTGGCGACCAGCTTCCTGCTGAGCACCGCCGGGCCGCTGGCGGCCACCGCAGAGGCGATCGCCTTCCGCGAGCTGTTCACGGGCGTGCCGTACCCCTTCACCCCGCGCCAGGCTTGGATGCGCCTGCACGCCTACACCGCCAGGAGCAAACGATGAACCCAGACACCGGCCACCTCTTCAGGCTGCGCCGCGGCGAGGACGCGCCCGAGGGCACAGAGATCCTGCCGGACGACCTCCAGCGATACGCGGAACTCAAGGCCCGCATGGTCGCCGGCATCAAGGTCGGCTACGAGCCCTGGCGCGTAGAACCGGTCGCACAGGTCAACCTGCGCTCGAGCACGCCGCTGGCCAAGTGGGCGAAGAAGAAGCGCCTCGAGCGGATCCGCAACAAGTCCCGCCGCATCAACCGCGGCCGCAAGTAGCACCACCAGGAGAACCACCAGATGAGCGACATCAGCGATCGACGCACAGACCTCCCGCCGCGGGCCATCGGCGTGCCCGACACCGGCCAGGGGCTGTTCCAGAAGTTCGAGGTCCGCCAGACCGACGGCTCGAGCGAGCCAGGCGGAAAGCACGAGGGCTGCGAGTACTTCGTGCTGGACACGGACCATGACCCGCACGCCCGGGCCGCGCTGAGCGCCTACGCGGACGCCTGCGAGTTCACGCACCCGCTCCTGGCGCGCGACCTGCGCCTGCGCCACCACCTCGAGGCCCTGCCGGAGCCCGACTACCTGCAGGTGCCCATCCTCGAGCGATTCGACCAGGCCAAGCCGATCGGCTGGGTCAGGGTCCTGCGCTCCGCGCTGCCGCCCACGCCGAGCTGGTGCTTCAGCCTTGGATACGAGGTCCTGCAGGCGAAGCGCATCGGCATCACCCGCCTCGAAGTGACCGATTACCGCCTACACGCCGTCAGCATCACCTCTGACGACGAGTATGAGCGGGTGATCGACCGCGAGAAAGGCCGCCTGCTGACCGAGCCGACCGAGCGCGTGGTGCAGAAGCTGCGCGAGCGCGCGATCGGCGACACCAGCCTGGTGCAGATCGAGCTGGTCGCGGGCGGTGCGCTGACCCTGGATCGCGGCGGCACGCTGCGCCGCTTCGTTCGGTGAGGGGCCGCTCCACGCGCTGAGACCTCACCGCGGCGCGGTGATCCGTCGGTGAGCTGGCGTGGCCCGCGCCACGGCGGCGGCACGCCACGGCCGGCGGTGGTAGCTTCCCCGACGCGTGGCCCGCCCCAGCTCCGTCGACGAACCGACCAAGGTGCAGCTCGACGGCGATGGGCCGCGGGTCGGCGCCGACGAGGCGTTGACGATCGCGACCGACTTCGAGCAGCGCTACCAGCTCGGCCTCGAACTCGCGCGCGGCGGCCTGGCTCGCATCCGCGACGCCTACGATCGCGTGCTGCACCGTCGGGTCGCGGTGAAGCAGCTGCTCACCCGCGACGGCGACGCCGACCTGCGGTTCTTGCGCGAGGCCCGCATTACCGGGCGGCTGGCCCACCCCAACATCGTGCCGATCTACGACCTCGGCCTCGACGGCGACGGCGCCCCGTTCTACGCGATGAAGTGGGTCGAGGGCCGATCGCTGCACGATCTGATCGACGATCGCGCCAGCCTCGACGATCGCCTCGCGCTCCTGCCCCATGTCCAGGCCATCGCCGACGCCATCGCCTACGCCCAC